CCTCACCCAAGACAGCATACCCCACCTGCAACGAGCTTGCATACGCACCAAGCAGGCAACAGAGGTAATACTTAAACCCCAGGTTGACTATCGCATTCGGTCCAGTCCACCCAGAGTCTCCTACAATCTTACCTTTTTCACTAATCTGTACCCTACTAAAACCTTCTATCTTAACAGGTTCTGCTACTTTACTCATATTAACCTCCCATCTTCTCCTCTACATCACCACAGTCATGGACATCAACAAGCAAGGCTACTAAAGCTCCAGTCATCACCCTTATAAAATCAATGTGAGTTACCATATCATCAGTAGTATAACCTTGTTGCCAAAGGGTTATAGAACCATCAGCACCAGCAACCTCATAATCACAATCAACAGTTCCTTGAGATACATCATCTAAAAACACCTCAACAGTGGCAGCAGCCTCACCACCAGACTTATCTACGTGAAACCTCCAGGTCTGCCAAGCAGCAGAAACGCCTTCTACTACTATGTTAGTTCCAACTTCAGTAGTTGCCCCCCCTGTCTTATAAACGAACAAACCATCAGCAGCAAAATTAACCCTAAGACGCCAAGTTGCTGTACAGTACTGCAGTCTAAAATAGTCAGAATCATTATGACTACCTATATCATCAAAATAGGTTTTAATCTCAATAATAAACTTATCTGGAGGGCTACCCACATTCCTAAATCTATAAGCAAGAGCATTCCCAGCAGCACCTGCATTTGTATCAAATCTAAATTGACTAGCAGGATCAACCTCTGATACCCCTGTATCAGTATCTCCATCATTCCAATCATCTATAGCTACACAATCCTCATCTAACAAATCCCAAGCCATTTTCCCTACCTCATATTCACATTTTCAATTATTGAAATTATGACCTCATTACACTCAACCTACGTTTGGTTCTACGCACTTCGAGTAACTCATCAAGTACTGCATCAACACTGTTGGGGTCATGGACAGCCTTAGGCACTTGATGTTGAGGGTAACTCATCCCTACAAATATATCAGCTAACATATCAAGTATATCATCATGAACATCAGTCCCCTTCCCCACAAACTCCCTCATCTCCATCCTGACTGCCCTCATCCAAGGTCGAATATAGAATCTACCTGCCATACACATCGGTTGAAGTGCCCTAATATGCATCGCCTTACTCTCACCCTTAGGGCGTTTAATAGGTTTGATAACAACTGCCTCAAGACCCTTCTGAATCCTTTCTCTGTTCTTCTCTTTGATGTAGTGCTGAAGCACTAGTTCGTGGAGTGCTTTCTCCATCGCAAACCATCGGGGGTGATGAGACTCCTGTATCTCAAACAGCTTGTTGATTATCTCAGTAGGATTGAGCTTTGCTCGTACCATATGCTCAAGACAGAAGTCCTTATCCTCTGTAACAACAACTACACCAATGGCTGTATAGTCTGAGCCTCTTTTCTTAGTAAGTCCAGAGTCAATACCAGCATAGACATTTCCTACACTCTCTTCTTCCTTATCTTTAATCCAATCATCTCGAAAAACCATATCTTCGACGTTGTAGGGTTTACCAAGATACATCATACTAAAGAGGTAGTCGCCTTGTTCAGTCTGTATCTCTTTCAAAACTCCATTATCAAACATCTCAGGGAAGATTGGAATCCACTCACCATTCTTAGCAAAGATGATATTGCCATCATCATCAACCTTCACAGCTTTCCGTACATGCCTCTTGTAGTAAGGCTGATTGTCAGTAATATGTCGAACTAAATCATACTGCCCCCACCTAGTACCTATATTGTAAATATAGCCTCGTTTAGGGTTAATAAGTAGATTGATTGCAAGCCCATGCCACCCTATTGCTTTCTGTATCTCCTCTTGGTTAGGAAGTATGTCAAGCCCTGTAAGTTGGTCTTTTCTAGCAGCTACAAGGTCATCTTCCATTACAAAGTCATAATGACTTCCAATCTTAGTTCCACCTACTCCTACAGCTTCATACGTTCCCTCTCCCCAGATGGCAGTTCTATTAACATCTGCACAGGAGTCACTCCACCTAGTTTTGTTGAAGTTCACAGGCACTATCTCAGGAAAGAGTTTTTGCAGTCTCACATTAGACTGCCAATGTCCTCGGATGATATGTACATTCTTAGCTGAGTTGTCAAAGACCATGTTTGCTAATAGAAACCTGACGTTAGGAAACCTCATCGTCACCCAGATAGGGAAACTAATAGAGCCTATATACGTCTTGAAGAACCCACGAGGCATCTCAACCTGCTTTCTATGAACAGTCAAGTCCTGCAAGAAGTCACAATAGGGCTTATGAAACTCTTCAGTAAGGTCTTTGTAGCCAAGAACATACTTAGCAGTGTGAAACAGACTGCCCTTAGCAACCTCCCTCGCCTTCTTGAGCTTCTCAGCTTTAGTCACTTTACTTCCTCTCTAGCGTATCAGCAATGATGGAGAAGAAGTCAGCCAACTCTTCATCCTCAAAGAAGTTATCTTTCCTCATCAGAGTCAACTGGTCAAACACCCCCTTGAAGCTAGCAACCCTCCAGCTAAAATCAATAAGCTTAGAACGGAGTATCCCTGCTGTCGCATTTAGAGCTATCTTCAACAACCGAGGCTGACCCTCAGCCAGCACCTCAATCACTCCACCTAGCTCTTCATCTGTAAACCACCCATTCACTCTAAACTTATCAAACTCCTTCATAGCTTCACTATACTCACTAACATCCCACTTAAAATCAACCCAGGGCATTCTCAACACCCCTACTGCCATCCGAAGCATATTAACCGCTACTTTCTCTAACATACTCATCGCCTCCTTTATCTCTTAATCGGACCGATGAACACCTCAGTCTTTTCATCAGCCCCTTCGAGTATCTTCCTCGCCAACACCTCAATAGTACCTTCAATCAACTCTGAACAATCCTTGCCTGTGACGACAATGAAGTCGCCTTCCCAGTGTGATTTCCACATATTGAGTGTCCTTACATCCGTAAACCAAGAAAATTACATTTTTTTCATGTCTTCTATTAACTGTTGAACATCCTTCGTTATAATCTTCCTTCTCACCACCTTATCATCCATCCACCATGTAAAAAGGAATTGCCTCTCAATAGAAGACAGGGCTACATAACCACGACGTCTAGTTACTTTAGTATTGAAGGCTGTAATTCTTCTATGACAGCTTTCACAAAGAAGGGCTCGCTTAGGAGGTTCATAAGTTATATGATGTCTGTCAAAACGTACACCCTTAAATGCACCACACTTAATACAGGGACCCTTCTGTCTTGGAATTTTATAGTGAAAGTCATCCTCTCTTACCTGTTCCTTCATCCTTATTAGTACCACTAATCGCCCACCCCTTCATCCTTCTCAACACCATTCGCAATCATCTCATCAATAATACTCTCATCACCATCCGAGAGTGGCTTCTCAACCCCAGGGGTAATAACCACACTCTGCCGAGGCTTACCGTGAGCATATTCCAACACCTTAATAATGGCTTTCAACTTCAACCCATCAGTAGTCTCACCATCCATAAACTCAATAAGGTGGTCAGCCGCATCCAACGATGCCTCTAGCATTCTTCTCTTAGAGGCTGAGGTTAGTTTAATAAGCTCCTTGTCAGTAAGGATGTCTAACCTCTCTAACTCCTGCTTAACCGCTGGATTTCTCAACGCAGTATTAACAACAATCTTAGAAATCCCCAACTCCTTAGCAATCTCTTCGTGCTTAGCTCCCATCATATACAGCCTAAGAATATTCTTATCAATGGGTCGAACCTTCCCTGGAGGGATGTTTTTACTCTCAAGTGCCTTAACTACAGCCTCTTCAATGGTGTTGCTCATAGTTATCCTCAGCCAATCCTAATAATGTGAAGCTTTTTAGCAAAATCCTTACAGGCAGAAAGCTCCTTGAAAAGCTCTTTCAGCTTTTCTTTGTCTTTCTCTGTTAATCTATCCTTACTACTCACTAAATCATCTTGTATTATTATGTTGTTCATAAATATCCTCTCCATCATCAAACAAGAAACTAAAACTCTGTCCTCGCATAGCAAGCTCATTCCAACCCTCTGGCAAACTGACACATTCCTCCACAGGAACATATACTCTACTCATTTTTACCTGCTTATAGATGTGGTTTTCTAGGGAGATTATAGTACAAACCAATGGTGATGTCAAGGGGGTGTAGATGTGCGTGGAATGGGGGTTTTAGAAAGTTCTGACTTTCTGTGAATGAAAATGTCAAACCCGCACCTAAAGCCAATCTTCGAGATGTGAAAAATTTGGTGTGTGTTGAAAATGGTGACCAGAGATATATATAGGTGCTCTGGGGGGCATTTGGCTTGG